GGAGGAGGAACGTGGAAGACAAGGCACGCGAGTATCTTGAGCTGTGGTATGGCAATGCCGACGCCACGGAAGAGATTCAACTAAGCCTCGGCCCGGCGGTGATTCGGACTGCGGTTTCGATCCTAGACCTGGTTGCCGCCGGGCACATCCCCACTCCGCTGCTGGCCGAACTGCAGAAGCTGTCCGAGGTCGGCAACGACCCGAAGAAGCAGCTCGAGGCCGTCGGCCAGTTGCCCGCGGTGACACCGGCGCTCGACGCGGCGTGCCTGGCCGCGTTCGTCGCGCCGCCCCTTTCGCGCGCGGAGGGCGACGGCTATTTCCCGCTCGGCCGCGTCCCCGTCCCCGACAAGCTCAAGGTGTTCTTCCGGCTCATGCGGGGGGTTGAGCCGCTGCGCGAGTTTCATGAAGAACCGCGACGGGCTAACGGAGCTGCACGTGCTGGCGACAGCCTACCACTGCCGGCCGTCGGAGATAGTGGGAATCCCTGACGAGTGGGCGGCCTATCAGTTTGACGTGGCCGCCTACACCGTCGGGCAGCAGGAACTCAACGAGCTACAGCGCCAGGCCAATGAGGAGGCGTGGCAGGAAGCCAAGAAGAAACGTAAGCGCAAGGGCCGCGGCGGCCACGACGCAGACGATACGCAGCCCATGCCGTCGAGCGTCCTCAGAAGCCTCATCAAATAGCCATGATCGACATCGGCTCGGCCT